ATCCCATATTTGCATCGCCAAAAATTAATTTACCGCTTCTGATCGATGATTCATTTACAAATTTGATACGTTCACTGGTCGTATCGACTTCATTCTGACCAATCGACAGAACCACATTAAGCTGCAGTCTCCCATCTCTGGTTTCCATATTAATCCCAGGCTCACTGGTGCTGATCCAGCGGACGTTGTGGTTGTCAAGAATATCCTGCACTTTATAGAAATCGGAGAGATTACGGAACCATCTATCGATACGCCAGAAGATAATAACATCGATCTTCCCGGCTTCTACGTCTTGCAGCAGAGAATGTATAGCCTTCCGCTTTTTGAGCTCTTTACGGGCTGTTTTCCCTTCATCAGCATATATGCCAACGCCGGCCATATTGTGTTCTCGGGCATAATTGGTAAGATATTCTTTTTGTGCTTCAAGCGATTTGCCGTGCATCATTTGCTCGGTAGTGGATACACGGATATAGATTGCACAGCGTTCAATTTTAGTCGTCATATCATATCACCTTTCCTTTTTTATGTTACGCAAAAATGGGTACAAAAATAACACCTATACAGGTGCTGGAAATTTGTGGTACAATATCATTGCCGATGATTATTGTACGTGCTTCAGCACTGTATAGTACTTATCAAAGAGTCCTGGTGTTGGTAGCACCGGGGCTTTTGTTTTAATGTTACAATTCTTTTAAATCAATATCTTCAATAGAGTTGTTATTAAATATTTTTTTTATCAGCTTTTCAAATTGATTTTTGGTTAAATAATGTTCTGGTAATGCGTATTCCAAAAAACAATTGTCAATCATTTTAGAAGAGTAAAACTCTTGGTATTTACAAATTAAATCTAAGATTCCTGGAGCAAGTATAATTCGTTCCAATGAGTCTCTGTATTTGTTTGAATATCCGCTGGTATCAAAATAAAGAACACATATTAATTTGTACAAAGCCTTTTCAAATGCGTTTTTTTGTTCATAGAATATTGATAATTCATATAATGCATTTCTTGCAATCCCGTAATCCTCAGCAAGACGACTTTCTGTATAACGATTATGTAGAATCCCTAAAATAATTTCATCGGTAGTTAAGCCAGGATGAACATCTTCATATTCAGCGTATTCACACGGCTTAATACTGTAGTTTCTCAAAGTCATTACATAACTATATTTAGAAAGGTAGGATTCGCCTAATTCACTTCGTGTGTAGAATTCGCCTAAATTCAGCTTTGTAGGATTAATATTTTTTAAAATCGCTTCTATAAGAGCCGGTCTTCGACCTTTTGAAGGAAGATTATTTTGTACAAGTATTTCCTTCAAATCGGCAACTCGGAAGGTTTCAAGAATAGCTTCAGTAGAAGCTTTAGTATAATAACCTTCTGAAATAAGTTTTTTATGATAGGCGATAGGATCAGTGATACCAAAAGTATAATTAAGATAACGTGGATAACTATCAAATGTATCAAGTACCTTACTTGTTCCACAGCAATATAGCATTGCAGCTGTCGCATATTTTTCAATAAAAGGAGCATTGTTACCCCAAGGATTGAAAGGCTTTCCGTATATTTCCATTAAATCACCTTCTTTCTTGAATGAATTTATGTAAAACTCCATACAATACATGCATGAAAATCTTACTCGGAGATATTATGTATAATCAAGGTTTAACAATCCGTCAGGTTGCCATGCTTACTGGATTGCCATCATCAACAATACAAAAAGTAATGAAAGAAAACAGCAATCCGACCGTTAAGACATTAGAAAAGATATCTATTGGTCTTAATATTCCGTTTGAAGAACTTTATACTCTTGACGATTAAAAAAGTGTACACTATAGTGTACAAATACCCTGAACTACTTTAATAAAGTAAATCATAAGAGTATAATATAAATATACACATCGAGAACAAATGTTCGAAAATACATTGATTTCATCATTTACATGGTGTATATTTTATATAAAGGAATTTCGAACAACTGTTCTGCTACACGAGGGCGGAGGTGCGTACATATGAAGAAGGTATCTAAAGACTTTGTTATTGAGTGGGTGCAGAGGATACCGGACGAAGATGAAAAATTCTTACGTCAGCTCTACACCATCATAAAAAAGCATTTAGAGAGAACGGGAAAGCATTAGCTTTCCTTTTCTTTTTGCAAATTCTCCACGAGTTTCGCACTAAATTCCCGGATCACTTCTTGAGATTTCGGAGATAATTCATCGAATGTCCTCATGATCTCCTGGATTATATTATAAAAAGGATCATTGTCAGCATCCAACAGGCTGGATACAAACGCAGCCTTTTCATCTTCTTCGGGAAGTTCTTCAAACATTTCTCCATTGCCATTTCGCAACCAATCCTCATTTACATGAAAAGTTTTACATATAAGGGAAATAACCGCATCGATAGGTTCATTACGTCCAATTTCGTAATTGGCAACAGCTCCACGCTTGATATTTAATTTATCAGCGAAGTCTTGCTGGGTAAAACCAAGTTGTTTTCTCAATGCTTTGATGCGTTCGTTCATTATCGCACCTCCTTCCGTTTCTGGATTCATCATATCACAGTGTAATTTATAATTCAATAGAAAAATGTAACATTGTTGCAAAATAAGGATTGACATATGCAACAAAAAGACATATAATTGCAACATAAACACAAACGAGCAGAGACGAAAGGAGTGATGATATGGATTCAAAAGAATATAAGGAAACGATGAAGAAAATTGAAGAAGCTAAAAAAATGAATAAAGAAGCACACAAGCTAAGCCTTCAGGCAGAGGCTTTATCGGTAATCGCTTTGGTGATAAATTTTATAGCTATGCTTATTCATATAATTAAGTAATCGCCTGAACGACTATAGCAACGATGCTAAGTACGATGGAAATCACGGCAACAATTTTGGAGAAAAGGGCTTCTCGTTTTGCGGATTTAGCTTCTTCTTCGGCACGCTCAGCAGCTTTCTTTGCAAGTTCAGCTTGCTCTTTAGAAGCTTCAGCCTGTTTTTCTGCACTATCAGCAATTGACTGAAGAGTTTCGAGTTGCGCTTCGAAAGGTGATTTTACATCATCAGCCATTTGTTTGAAGATAGATTTTTCATAAGTAATAGGTTGATAACTTAATGCGAGGGATTGGGGTTTATGCTGCTTGGAAAGAATTTGATAGACATCAGTCATTTTTTTGAAATTATCATTACTCATAATAAGGACCTCCGATTATTAGCTGTTGAAAAGATTATAGCACAGAAATCAAACAAGGTTAAAAGCAAATAGCCGAAACGGTCAGAAATGACCGTCACACCGGGAATGACCGCCCGGTGTCTGATGATGGCAGGTCAGGAAGGAAGTGGAAAACATGAGTGAAGAACAGAAAAAATTAATCACAGAAGTAGTTGGGAATATGAAGCATATGGACAAAGAAAGTTTGCTGTTGATGAAAAGCAACGCAGAGGTTCTTAAAGCCAGAGACTTGATGGATAAACCGGAGGTAACTGCGGGGACAGAGAAAGAAGGTAATTAAATTGAACGAATTATTAAAAATTAATTACGAAGCAGAACAGCCAACAGTGTCGGCAAGAGACTTACATGAAGCTCTTGGAGTGGCATCAAGATTCAGCCGATGGTTCGATTCCAACAAAGAGTTGTTTGTAGAGGGTGAAGATTATAACAAGTGTACATCGAGTACGGTTGTAAATAACGGTGCAAGAAGAGAACTTGAAGACTATTCAATGTCTGTGCTAATGGCGAAACACATTTGTTTAATGAGCCGAACCGAAAAAGGAAAAAGATGTAGAGATTATCTTATTGACCTTGAGAAAGCCTGGAACACACCAGAGCAGATCATGGCAAGAGCATTAAAGATGGCGAACCATTCGATCGAGTCCTTGAAAGACAGGTGTAAATTCCTTGGCGAACAGGTAGTTGAGCAACAGCAGATTATCACAGAACTGCAACCTAAAGCCAATTATGTGGATATGATTCTACAGTCAAAGTCTCTGGTAACTATTACACAGATCGCCAAAGACTATGGAATGAGCGGGAGAAAACTGAACAAGATTCTTAAGGAATTGAAGATTCAGTATAAGGTTGGTGGACAGTGGGTGCTGTACTCAAAATATCAGAATGGTGGATATGTACATAGCCGGACCATTGATATTACAAGAACTGACGGCAGAGCAGATGTTACGATGCAGACCGAATGGACGCAGAAAGGCAGACTTTTCTTATATGAGGAACTGAAAAAGCACGGGTATGTTCCGGTGATTGAACAGGCTGCGTAACAAATTTCCTTACTGATGTGGCAGGAACGTGATGTCACGTGACAGTCACGCAACAGAATAAGATAAAGAATAAGAATAAGATAAAGAATAGAAGTAATATATAGTGCCTTTTATTCCATCTGTTTTTATCAAAAATAGGAGAAATGAATCATGAAGAAAAGAGCTTTAACAATTTTAGCAGCAACAGTTATGGCAGCATCTATTTTGACGGGATGTTCAGGAGTGGCTGATATAGAAAGCGACTATGATACGGAGTCAAAGAATCTACAATCAATGTTTGTTGTTGTAGAACGGTGCGAGCTTTGGAATGTGGTTTATGACAAGAATACAAAAGTTATGTATGCAGTATCTGATGGTGCTGAAAGCAGAGGAATTTTTACAGAACTTGTGGATAAAAATGGTCAGCCAAGATTATGGGAAGGTAAATAGAAATGCCAGGACATAATTCAAATCATTTCACAGGAAAGACCAAGAGCGGTGATCCAAGAAAGAACCGGAAGAAAAAATCAGGATCAAGAGAGTTCACCGCAACAAGTACAAACCATAGTACATAAACATAAACCAAGGAGATAGAAAGCAGGTGGCAAGTATGAAACCGGATATGGAAAAAATCATTGAGGTGTTGATATCTCTGCTGGAAGAACAGGAAAAGGTGGAAATCACCTACACTATTGAGAAAACCGCTTAGGCGGTAGAAAGGAGTGGACAAGCAGTATGAACTTAAAACCGGAAACACCACTGGTGGCGAAGCTGCAGATCAAGCGCCTGGAAGATGAATGTGAAAATTTAAGACTGTGGCGTTGGAGATTAACTATTGCGATAGAGCTGATACTGATCACGGTATTAGGAGCGTGTGTGATCAACTTTTATGCAATCAGGTGAAGGGGGTGAGGACATTGCAAGAAATTAAAAAAGAGCACCCGTATAAGCCGGCAAGCTTCGGGCACTCAGATAAAAAACCAATTCAATTATAACAGAAAAAGGAGAAAAAACAAATGCGTAACGAAAAGAAATATGAATTAACATTATCCGATCTGCAGGTATACATAGGAATCGCATCATTTGAAGCACTTCCAAAAGATGCAACACCAGAAGTTGTGGATATGTATAACACAGTAGCTGCACGTATTTATGACAAAATCGCTAAACATTTGGATGGTTCAGATCCATTCCCAACGGACGAGTTAATTTATGCAAAAAAAATAAATAATTTTGTTGATGAGCTTGGAGAAGCTTGCGAACAGATTCTTCGAGCTGTAATGGAGTAATTGCAATGAGCGATATTTTTACAATTCATGATTTTGAAAATGAACAGCAGTGGCTGAAAGGCAGAATGAACGGGATCGGCGGCAGTGATGCGAGCGTGACCATTGGCAGAAATCCATATAAAAGCAATGTTGAGTTGTATGAAGAAAAGATTGGTAAGGCAGTACCAGAAGATATATCGGACAAGCCTTGTGTGATATATGGGAATAAAGCAGAAGAACCGATTCGCGAGCTGTTCCAGGCTGATCATCCTGAGTATAAGGTTGATTACCATGAATTTCGGATTCTGCAGAGCAAGAAATACCCATTCATGCAAGCATCCTTGGACGGTGAGTTGACTGATCAGGATGGACGCAAGGGTATTTTGGAGATCAAGACAAGCAGCATCAATCAATCCATGCAGTATGCGAAATGGAAAGATCAGATTCCTGATAACTATTATGCTCAGATTCTTCATTATTTGCTGGTAACCGGTTGGGACTTTGTAGTATTGAGAGCTCGGCTACGGTGCGACTGGTGGGATGATGTTGCCAGAGAAAGAGATTATCGCATCGACAGATGCAATGTAGAAGCTGATCTTGAGTATCTACTGGAAGCAGAGATGAGATTTTGGAAGTGTGTGGAAAATCGGAAGATGCCAGGTTGCATTCTTCCAGAAATATAGGAGGTATTTTAATATGCTTGAGTTAAGAATCATTAGCCCACAGGAGAACGGGTTTGTTCAGGAAATTAAGTGGAACAACGAAGAATTGAAAACAGCAATTGTCAAGAAGATGGAAGACTATAAGGGACTGGTCTTCACAGAGGAAACAATTGCAGATGGTAAGAAAGACAGAGCTGATCTGAACAAACTCCGTGGAGCAATTGATAATGAGCGGAAACGTATCAAAAAGATGTGCATGGAACCATATAACAAATTTGAAAAAGAGGTCAAAGAAGTTCTTGGACTGGTAGATGAACAGATCAGTGCAATTGATGTTCAGATCAAAGAAGTCGAGCAGATCAAGAGAGAGGAAAAGAGAAAGACGGTTCAGGAACTGTTTGAATCTATCGGCTTCCAGAAGTTTGTGACACTTGAGATGATCTGGGATGAGAAGTGGTTGAATGCATCGGTATCACTGTCAAAAGTAGAAAATCAGATGAAAGAGACCATGTATAGAATTGGTGAAGACGTTGGAACGATCATCAGATTACCAGAATTTAGTTTTGAAGCCATGGAAGTGTATAAGAAGACACTGAACCTGTCTCAGGCGATTCAGAAAGGTCAGGAGCTTGCTGATATCCAGAAGCGCAAGGAAGAAGCGGAGCGTCTGAAGAAAGAACAGGAAGTAGTGCAAACAAGTGTTGCAGCAGATCAGCCAGCACCGGCAGAAGCGACAGCAGTGGTTGAGGAAGAGCCGCAGCGTGATTGGATTGGTTTTAGAGCATATCTGTCAAGAGAGGATGCTTTAGCACTCAAGAAATTCTTTGAGGATAGACAGATTAAATTTGAAGCAATTTAGGAAGGAGATTATGACAATGGCAGTTAATAACAGTTTAGCAAACACAAAACAGACACATCCGGGACAGCCGGCAAAAACAGGAATTACAACATTCTTGAATAGTATGGCGGTGGCTGCAAACATCGATCAGGCTCTTGGAAAAGATAACAGACAGCGTTTTATTACAGGGGTAATTTCAGCAGTGAATAATAATACAGCGCTTCAGGAATGCACCAATAAATCGATTCTTTCCGGTGCACTGCTTGGGGAATCGCTTAAGCTTTCACCATCACCACAGCTTGGTCATTATTACCTGGTCCCGTTCAATGACAAGGAACAGGGGAAGGTAGCGCAGTTCCAGCTTGGATACAAGGGATATATCCAGCTTGCAATTCGTTCCGGGCAGTATAAAAAGCTGAATGTTCTGGCAGTAAAAGAAGGGGAGCTTGAATATTTTGATCCTCTGAATGAGGAAATTAAAATCAATCTGATGGTTGATAAATGGGATGAGAGAGAAGAAGCACCGACCATTGGATATTATGCAATGTTTGAGCTGACCAATGGATTCAAGAAAGCGATTTACTGGTCAAAGAAACAGATGATGGCTCATGCGGATAAGTATTCACCGGCATTTTCAAAAGATGCGACACAGATCAAGACGAAATACGGAACAAAAGAGAAGGTGTCTTTCGAAGACTATGAAGCTGGAAAATACGATCAGAAAGATTCCTGGATGTATTCTTCATTCTGGTATAAGAACTTTGACGGAATGGCCTATAAGACTATGCTGAGACAGTTGATCAGTAAATGGGGAATCATGAGCATTGACCTTCAGAACGCATTTGAGAATGATATGACCTTTACAGATGATCAGGGAAAGGTTAACTACCCAGATCAGGACACAGAACCGGTTATGGATGTGGAAGTATCAGAAGTTGTTCCGGATAATCAGCCGGCTTCAGAAACGGCTCAGCCACAGCAGACGGATGTAGCATCGGCGTTATTCGGATAGAGAAAGGGATAGGTGACAGATATGAACAAAATTAATTTACAGGAAATCGTAGGCGGTCAGCTTCAGGCAAAGTTTGAACGTTCGTTTGAGAAGGTTATTGAAAATCTTCAGGATCCAAATACATCGTTCAAAGTGAAAAGAGGAATCACGATTAAGCTTGATTTTACACAGAATGAAGACCGTGACGATGTATCCGTATCAGTGATGATTTCTGAAAAACTTGCACCACAGCAGGACATGAACACCAAGTTCTATATTGGTAAGGACCTTAAGACAGAAGAAGTATTTGCCGAAGAATACGGAAAACAGGTTCGTGGTCAGATGAATTTCAATGATGTGCTTGAGAAAGAGCAGAAAGCTCAGGAACAGATTATTGATGGAAAAACGGTGGATACAGAAACCGGAGAAATTAAAGAAAGTAACAATGATGATAAAATTTATGATTTTAGAAAGGCTGCTGCGCAGTAAGCAGAAAGGTGAAAGATTATGTTAAGAGAAGCATTAGAGTACATTGTAGGACTTGGAGAGTCAAAGCAGCATGAGATTAATGGAAGTATATATTCGGACAAAGAATTATACAGGGTTGATACATATTTTCCAAAAGCTTTAGCCATTGAACTGAATACACTGACAGGATTAGTCGATTACATCAAAAGCAGTATTGATGAAATGCCAGGAAAAATGATTGTAGATGTAAAGGATCCTGAAACAGTAAGATTGTATTCGCAGCTTGATCCTAACCGTGATCGTGAAACGTTGGTTATCGTGAGAGCGAGAGTTCCTGAATTTTATTTTAACCGTTTTATTAATCAGGAAGAGTTTTGCATCAATATGCAGTCTAAGTTTATCGATGATACGGCGACTGATAGAGCGTTACTGTTAAAGTTTGCTGGAACCGTAGAGTCTGGAACATTGGCTGAGTATGGCGATGATGGTGTGACACAGAAAGCAACAGTCAAAACGGGTATTGCATCCAAGGGGGATGCAATTGTTCCAAATCCGGTAAAACTGAAACCGTATAGAACGTTCCTTGAAGTAGATCAGCCGGTATCAGAATTCATTTTTAGAATGAAACAGGACAAGTATGATGGTGTTTTATGTGCCCTTTTCGAAGCTGATGGTGGAGCATGGAAGATGGAAGCAACAGAGCGCATTAAAAAATATTTAGAGTCCGAGCTTAAAGCGTATAGCAATTTTACGGTTATTTCGTAATTAAGATATCCCTGCTGGTAGGCGGTTAGACAAGCGATTCTTGAACAAAAAGAAAGGAGCAGAAGATTTACTGGCCAGTATGAAAGGATCCTTTGCTTCAAAAAATAAGAATGAAAAACGGAGTAAGTAAGGTTTATACAGACAGACCGGATTATGCAGATTTTGATTCACCGGCAAAATTTGAGGCAATCAAGAGTATTATCGCGAAGAGATTAATAGAACATCCGGATGCCATATGCTCATATTCGGGCGGATCAGACAGTGATATCATGCTTGACCTGATTGAACGGACCAGAGCAATGTTCGAGTTACCGCCAATCAAATATGTATTTTTTAATACAGGATTGGAAATGAAAGCAACAAGAGATCATGTAAAGCACGTTGCTGAAAAGTACGGCGTAGAAATTGAGGAGAGAAGACCAGAGATCAACATCGTCCGGGCAACCAGAAAATATGGAATTCCATTCGTATCGAAAATTATGTCAGGAGGTTTGTCCGAATGGCAAAAGAAAGGAGTCCCTTTATCTATAGCAGATGAATATGATCAGGCAGAAGATAAGGCGGCGAAAAGAAAAGAGTTAAAAGAAAGATATCCTAAATGTGAGAGTCTGATTAATTTTCTTTGCTGCTGTAATTCGGCTGGGGAACCAAGACCAAACATTCAGCTCGTAATCAATTCATCAAAATACATGCGGGATTTCATCAAGAAGTACCCGCCAGAATTTATGATAAGTGCAAGATGCTGTGATTATTGCAAAAAGCAAATCGCTCATAAAGTTCAGAAAGATTATGACATGATTATAACGGGAGAGCGTAGAGATGAAGGCGGAATGAGATCGGTTCCCAGAAAAGACAACACGGCTCTTTGTTTCACGGAAACGGCAGATGGACATTATCGGCTAAGACCGCTCTATTATGTATCTGATAAAGATAAAGCATGGTACAAAGAGTATTACAAAATAAAATATTCGGATGCATATGAAGTATATGGATTAACCAGAACGGGATGCTGCGGCTGCCCGATATCGTATAAGGCAGTAGAAGATCTTGAAAAGATCCGAAAGTATGAGCCGAATGTAGTAAAGGCAGCATGGAATATTTTCGGCAAGAGTTATAAGTATCGAATGAAATATAACGAATACAAGAAGAAAAGAATGGAAGAAGAAAAAAGAAAGGCTGAAAATGTTGAGGGACAAATGACGATATTTGATATTTTAGAACCAATTCCACAGGAGGGAAAGAAGATAGATGAATAAAGTAATTTTGATTGGGCGTCTATGTGCTGATCCTGATGTGAGATATTCACAGGGCGAAAATAGTATGGCGGTTGCAAGATACCGCCTTGCAGTAGATAGAAGATATAAGCGAGAAGACGAGCAGAATGTTGATTTTATCAGTTGTGTAGCATTTGGTAAGAACGGTGAATTTGCTGAAAAATATCTACATAAGGGAATAAAAATTGCTGTGTGCGGACGTATTCAGACAGGAAGCTATACCAATAAAGATGGACAGAAAGTATATACAACGGACGTTGTCGTTGAAGAACATGATTTCTGTGAAAGTAAAGGAACTGCTGCCGGCACAACAGAAGAAGCAGCGTCTCCGTATGGACCAGTGGATGAAAATGGATTTATGAATGTTCCAGATGGTATAAGCGAGGAACTTCCGTTTAATTAGGAGCAGTGGAGAAGATGAATGTACTTGAAAAGTATGAACAAGAGAGGGAATGTCTTCTGTGTTCGCACCATGTTACACTGCCAGGAAGAACACGGAACATTCATTTCTGCGGAGTGAGTGGAAAAATACTTCTTTATCCGTTGTACCTACCGCAGAATTGTAAGAAGTTTGAAGTAAGAGGTGAAATATATGCCGGTGAATAGTAAGCAGAAAGGCGCTAGGTTTGAAAGATACCTGGCAAGTATTTTCAGAGATTTTGGATATAACAAAGCAAGAAGAACAGCACAGTATTGTGGAAATACCGGTGATGCATCGGATGTGGTAGGGTTGCCATATATTCATGTGGAAGCTAAACATCAGGAACAGATGAGATTGTATGACTGGATGGATCAGGCGAAGAGAGATGCAGCTGCAACTGATAAATTTTTGTTGCCTGCAGTCTTTCACAAGAAGAATAATCACAATATTTTAGTTACCATGGAATTGGAAGACTGGATGCAGATATACCGGGAATATGAATCCGGAATGTCATTAGATTATTCAGGCAAGGATGTGGCGCAGGACGGACATGAAGAAGTAATGCAGTCAGCAACGTAAGGAAGGCAGGAGAAAAATGGCAGATGTGAAGTGGATTAAGATTAGTACATATATGTTTGATAACAGGAAAATCAAGCATTTAAGAAGGCTTCCTGACGGGGATAACATTGTTCTTATCTGGGTGATGCTTCTGACAATTGCTGGAAGATGTAATGCGAATGGAAAGGTATTTTTGACTGAAGATATCCCATATACATCGAAGATGCTGGCAGAGGAACTTAATTTTGAAGAAGGTACGATACAGCTTGCGTTAAGTTCCATGGAAGAGCTTGGAATGATCGTCAATGATAATGATTTTCTCTATATAACGGGATGGGAAGAACATCAAAATGTAGAGGGAATGGATAAGATACGAGAACAAAATCGATTAAGAAAACAGCGTCAGAGAGAGCGAGAAAAAGAGCTTAATTGTGACGGGAACGTGACATCACGTGACAGTCACGCAATAGAAGAAGATAAGAATAAGAATAAGATAAAGAATATAGATACTATAGAGTACAACAAAATAATGCAGTTGTACAATACTTTGTGTCCTTCCCTTCCTTCTGTCAGATCACTTTCTGAATCTCGTAAAAAAGCAATTAGAGCAAGAATGCATACTTACACAGTTGATGATTTTAAGGAGCTGTTTGAGAAAGCGGAAGCGTCTGACTTTCTAAAAGGTGCGAATGATCGGAACTGGTCAGCTACATTTGACTGGTTGATCAAAGATGCCAATATGGCAAAGGTACTAGATGGAAACTATAACAAGAAAAAGAAGAATGGATTCGATAATTATACCGGAAGGAATTACGATATGGCGAATTTAGAAAAGCGTCTTGTGGAAGGTGGGATAAATCATGAGTAGAAATAAGAGTGTAAAACAGAGATTAGATGGGGAACAGCATTATGATGAGCTTGAATCAGATATTGATGAAAAGGCAAGTGAGAGATTCCATACACCGCCAGCTTATCAGAGCTATGAGGTTACTGATTTTTTGAAGAAAATCGGGATAAATGTAACAGGGGGAATCGAACAATGATAAGCGAAGCAAAAAGAAATGGATCAGGATATTATGATCCGACTGCATATATGGCAATGATGAATGTCAGAAAAGAAGGAGAAAATAAAATGGAAGTATACAGAGGAGATATATTTTACGTAAAAAGCAATAGAAAAGACACAGTGAAGGAAACTACAGGATCGCCAGCCGTTGTCGTATCAAATAACAAAGGAAATGAGAATTCAAATTTTGTTGAGATTGTGTATTTGACAGCAGATGAAAGAAATTTAATTCCTACACATGTGAACATAATGTGCAAAGTTCCATCAGTTGCATTGTGTGAGCGTATTTCCAATGTGTCAAAGGACAGACTGGAAGAGTATATCAGATCATGTACTGACGATGAGATGCGGAGAATTGATGAGGCTCTTATGCTTTCGCTTGGTGTAGAAGTATCAGGTGGAAATACTACTGAAGAAGCAGAAGAGACAATAAATGCATTGAAACTGGAATTAGTCGAAACTAAGAAAATAGGTGAAGAGTTAAAGCGTAAGCTCAAAGAGGAAGTTGACAAGCGAGAAGCCATGAAAAAAGCAATGAACACCTATGAAAAGAATACAGAGGATGCAAGCGATATTGTAGACGGCCGGATTAAAGCTGCTGCTGAAAGGGACGTATACAAAGAATTGTACATGTATCTGCTTGATAGAGCGATAAGCGCATAGATGAATGGAAAGATAAGAAAACGAAGGGAGTGGATACCGGTGGAGCAGAGACTGGAAGAAAACAATATCAAGAATGAGAACAACCGGAAGAAGGAGTACCTGAGAGGATACAGATCCAGTAGAAGACGTATTAATCGTATCGATGATGAAATTATTGAACTGAAAGAATTGACTGCATCAGTGAAAGCAATTGATTATTCAGGTATGCCGCATGGTAGTGGAAACCAGAAGGATCTATCTGATGAGCTGGCAAGGATTGATTCGTTGGTAGAGAAGCTTGGAGCAGAAAAGGAAAGCTGTATTGAAGCATATGTTTCTATCGAAAAACAGATCCAGCAGATAAAGAATGAAGATGAGAACGATGTGCTGTTCTACCGATACATAAAAGGATTACGTTGGTGGGAAATATCAGAAAAGATGGATTGTTCTGAAAGATGGGTTCATAAATTGCATGGTAGGGCGTTAGGGCATTTAAAATATCCAGAATAGTTCATTGCAGTTCAGTATGTAAGTCTGGTATCCTTATACTGGAATTGATGAACAGATATTAAATCATTCGATTAGTTCCATCATAACATAATAAAACCGAGAGAAGGCACCCTGTAGCGGGGTGCCTTTTGCGTTGAAAAAATGGGAGGTGAGTCTGAGTGACCAGAAAACAGGATAGGTTCGTGAAAGAATACCTGATTGATTTGAACGCCACTCAGGCTGCAATCAGAGCGGGGTATTCACCGAAGACAGCAAATGAACAAGGAGCGCGATTGTTAGCGAATGTTAGTGTTCAGGAAGCAATTGCAAAAGCAATGGCCGAGAGATCGAAGAGAACAGGTATTAGTCAGGACCGAGTGATTCAGGAACTGGCACGAATAGCATTTGTGAATCCACAGAATGTAATCAATCCCAAAGATGCATCAGTAAAAGCAGATGCGACAGAAGATGATCTGGCGTGCATCCAGTCTGTAAAAGTTAAGACAATGGACGGAGCAAAGGGAAAATCGGTCGAAAGAGAAGTTCGTTTGAATGACAAGATGAAAGCTTTGGAGTTACTTGGTAAACATCTTGGAATGTTCAAGGACAAGCTGGAAGTTGATGCCGATATGGACCTGAACATCACGATTGATTATGGAGATAATGACAATGAAGAAAGTTAATATTTTAGGAACGTTATATAAGATATATTTTGATGCGCCAGATGAAAAACTTCCAGAGGGTTGTGATGGATGTATGGATCAGAGTATTCATCAGATTAGGATTGCGAAGTTAGAATCCAGTAGAAACTCTTTAATGAATTTGAAAGAGTACAAGAAGAAGGTACTCAGGCATGAAATTATTCACGCGTTTCTGTACGAGTCTGGATTATGGAATAACAGTGGCGGTGCCGAAAGCTGGGGACGGAACGAGGAGATTACAGACTGGATTGCTATTCAGTCACCGAAACTTTTCAAAGCCTTTAAAGAAGCTGATTGCCTGTGAAAATAAATGTTCAAGCTAATCAATGCTTTAAAGAGGTTGACCGCAGTAAAAAACGCTACATCGTGATGAAAGGTTCTGCCGGATCCGGAAAGAGCGTGGATACAGCGCAGAATTACATCCTGAGACTAATGAGAGACAAAGGAAGAAACCTTGTAGCAATGCGAAAGTCTGATATCACCAATCGAGACAGTACATTCGCAGAACTAACCGGTTCTTTGTACAAGATGTTTGGGGATAAAGCTGATGCTTATTGGAAGATTAACAGAAGTCCATTAATGCTTACATGCAGACATAATGGCAACCAGATTATATTCAGGGGAATGAATGATGATAGACAACGTGAGAAGTTGAAATCTATTACATTTCCAAAGGGCAAGCTTACGGACGTGTGGCTGGAAGAAGCTACAGAATTCACGCAAGCAGATCTGGAAATTATCGATGACCGTTTGCGTGGTGAGCTTCCACCAGATCAATTTTATCAGATCAGAATGACCTTCAACCCGGTGAATAAGAATCACTGGATCAAGAAGGTCTTTTTTGATATCCCGGACACGAATGTACTTACCCATCATTCGACCTATCTCGGTAATCGGTTCATTGATAATGCGTACCGTGAACGAATGGAACGTAGAAAGATTGTGGATCCAGAAGGCTATCAGATCTATGGTCTTGGAGAATGGGGTGAGATTGGTGGATTGATTCTTCACAACTGGGAAGTCCGGGAAGTATCACAAAATCTCAACAATTACGATGATGTAGCTATTGGACAAGACTTTGGGTTCAACCATGCGGACGCAATATTGCTGGTTGGTATCAAAGATGAACATATCTATATCATCGATGAAATATATGAGCATGAGAAAGAAACCGCTGAGATCATACCAATAGCCATACAGCATGGCATACCTGCGAAGAAAATAATGTGGTGTGATAGTGCTGAACCAGATAGAATCCAGGAATGGAACAAGGCTGGATACAGGGCAAGAGGTGTTGACAAAGGCGGTTCAAAAGGCTCGGTAAATGCACAAATCGATTGGCTGAAAGGCTCGGTCGGTAAGGACCATACTATCAAACGCAGGATTTATGTTGCCCCTCACTGTGTCAACACGATCAAGGAACTACAGCAATGGAAGTGGAAGAAGGATGAAAGAACGGGTGAATACCTGGATGATCCGGTTCCGGTTATGGATGATGCAATGGCAGCACTGAGATATGCAATAGAAGGATGGCGTAAGGCTAGTAGATGGCTGATGTAAAAAGAATAATGACAATTGACGGACGGCGTGCACAGCACCAGCGGTTTTCAGAGTCTTAGGGCGGGCTCAATCTTTTTCCGTTAAGAAACTTGCATCGTCGCGGATGCAACCTCCTTTCACGGTCACAACTGGTGGTCGGTTATGGTGCTGGCAGGACTGTCATTTAGATAAATACAGGGCTTATAGCTCAGTGGTAGAGCAGTGGTCTTTTAAGCCATGTGTCACAGGTTCGATTCCTGTTAAGTCCTATTGATTAATCGAAGAAGGAAGGTGTAAAGGTTGCTGAGTGTATCAGAGGTACAGAAATTTATAGATAATGATATTGTATCAGAGAAGAAAAAGTTTGCCGGTGTTGGTCAAAGATACTACGAAGGCGAACACGACATAAGAAAATATAGATTATTCTACTACAATGCTGATGGAAAACTGATAGAAGACAAGGTGCGGTCGAATGTTAAGATCAGTCACCCGTTCTTTACTGAGCTTTCGGATCAACTGTCAGCCTATATGCTTTCGTTTGATGAAAACCCAATGGTTGCCAAGGATACGGCGGAAGGGTTACAGGAGCATCTGGATAACTATTTTGATGATGAGTTCTGGTCAGAGATTGGCGATGTGATCACAGGATCATACACGAAGGGATTCGAGTATCTGTTCGCATATAAGAATGCAGATGACCGGCTTACATTTATGTGTGCAGACAGCATGGGCGTAGTAGAGTGCAGAGAAAAGGATACTTCAGATCATAAGCGATACATTATATATCACTATGTGGATCGTATAGAACAGGGAAAGAAAGTAATCCGAAAGATTCAGGTATGGTCTGAAACAGAAACATTTTATTATATTCAGGATGGTTTGAATGGAAAGATTGTTCAGGATGAATCTGAACCGGTGAATCCAAGACCACACATCGTATTTACTGATCAGAAGACAGGTAAGAAGATGGGGTGTTCGCTGGGATATATCCCGTTCTGGCGATTGGATTACAACAAAAAGCAGTTTAGTGGATTGAAACCAATCAAGGGCCTGATAGATGATTATGACATCATGCAATGTGGGTTATCCAACAATCTAAAGGATTTTGATACACCGCTGTATGTGGTGAAAGGATTCCAGGGTGACAACCTGGATGAATTGCAACAGAACCTGAAAACCAAGAAGATAGTTGGAACAGATTCGGAAGGGGACGTAGAAGTCAGAACAGTTGACATTCCGTATCAGGCACGTAAGGCGAAAGCCGATGAGGATGAAAAGAACATATACCGGTTCGGTATGGGATTCAATTCATCACAGGTCGGAGATGGAAATGTAACAAACATAGTGATCAAAAGCAGATATGCATTACTGGATCTGAAAGCGAATAAGCTTGAAAGAAGATTAAAAAAAATGTTGAAACAGCTGCTGAAGGTTGTTCTGGATGAAATCAATCAGCAGAACGGGACAGGCTATCAGATTTCAGATGTCAAGTTCGAATTCACACGATCAATCATGATGAACGAATCGGAGAATATAGCGAATGAAAAGACAGAAGCAGATACTCAGCAGGTAAAGATTAACACCATACTAAATATGGCTGCACAGATTGGTGACGAGCAGACGCTTAAAGCATTATGTGACGTTATGGACTGGGATTTTGATGAGTTGAAAGAACAGATGAAGAATGCAGATAGCAGTACAGAACAGGATGCAAGAACAGCATTAGGTGCTATTGTACCGGATGATCCTGACAATCCAGATGATGAACCAGTCGAGGAATAGGTGATAGGCTATGAAGTACCGTGAGAAGATTGTTCAGATAGAGTTTCTTGATGATGAGGAACGTGTGATCAGACGGCTACAGGCTGTATATAATCAATCTCTAAAAGATATTACACAGAAGGCTAATGCTCTTCAGGAAGAAATCTATAAGATACAGGATAAATATAATTCTATTGAGGATGAACAGGAACGGGAAACGCTAAAGAGCATGGAACGTTCTAAGGTGTACCAGAAGCAGTATCAGGATGCACTTAAGGCACAAGTGAACAGTATCCTGGATAAGATGCACCGAAAGGAATTTAAGACGGTTAATAAGTACTTAAATGACTGCTATGACAAGGCATTTACCGGGAATATGTATGTATTACACGGCGAAGGGATTCCTTTGATCGTTCCGATAGATCAGGAAAAAGTTGTCCGGGCGGTACAGGTTAATAGTAAGATCAGCAAGGGATTGTACTCACGATTAGGCGAGGATGTAGATCTTCTGAAGCGGAAGATTACAGCACAGATCAGCCGCGGGGTTGCTACTGGCATGAGTTACTCACAGATGGCTCAGCAGTTGGCCGGATATACCAAGATTGGTTATAACAATGCTGTCAGGATTACAAGAACGGAAGGACATAGAATACAGCAAGAATCCACTATGGATGCCTGTTATGCTGCAAGAGAGCGCGGAGCGGATGTTGTGAAGCAGTGGGATGCCACAATGGATGCCAATACCAGAGAATCACATCAGATGGTTGATGGTGAAATCAGGGCACTGGACGAGAAATTCAGCAATGGATTGATGTATCCGGGAGATCCGTCAGGAAATGCAGCGGAAGTAATCAATTGCAGATGCATACTTTTGCAGCGTGCAAAATGGGCATTGGATCAAAAAGAACTGGATCGGTTGAAAGAAAGAGCTTCTTTTTACGGATTGGATAAAACAAAGAGTTTTGATGAATTCAATAAAAAATATATAGGAACTGTGGAAAATTCTAAAGGCAACAAAATAAAGATGGATTTGCAATTTTTTGCGAAAATCCCAGATGAGAAGTTAACGGAATATGCATTAAATTTTGAACATCCTACAGGTAAAGAAAAAGCAAAAGCTTTTAAAGAAGCACTGGGATATACAAAAGAAAGTTATACAGACTTAAAAACGAAAATACTTGATTCTTTTGATGAAAAAGAGTTAGTATATAAGAGAGAAGACAAATACGGAAAGCGCTATGAGCAGATTATGCAGATAACAGGACCGAATGGAAAAACAGCAAATGTATTAACAGCATGGATTAAAGATAACGACAACGCTGAACCAAGGCTAACATCGATTTATGTAGACAAGAGGTGAGAACTATGAAACAATATGATGTAGTTAAATTAAAGGATGGACGAATAGGAACCATAGTTGAACTTTTTGAAGATGCTTGCGAAGTTGACATTGGTGATTCTCCTACTAACTGGGAAACAATTACTGTTGATAAGAAAGATATTGAAAAAGTATTATAGATACCACTGATCAGAAATGGTTAGTGGTATTTTTGTACCCATTTTTAAGAAAGAGGTGAGAATATGGCAACATCGAGCATTAATATCATGATTGTTTGTGTCGCATTAATTATTCTATGCAAATTTTGCTGATAAGGCGGTGATCCAATTATCTCCCAACTATGGGTGAAATAGTGGGTGGCGGGTGGCAAGGACAAGGATATATTGATTTAAGGCATCGAAGGATGTCTTTTTTTAATGCCATTTCATCCACAGGGATGTAAAACACTATTCCGCAGATCATGGACGAGACATGTAAAAAGCGTAAGAAAGGGGAAATACAAAATGACATTAGAAGAATTATTAAAAAAGCAGGGGTTATCGGATGAACAGATTAAGGCGATTACAGCAGGCATGAAAGAGAATAAGATTTACACTGCCAGTGAGGAAAATCTGGATATTCGATACGGAAAACTGAAGACAGACTACGACAACCTGACAACTCAGCATGGAGAATCAACGAAATTGATTGAACAGCTGAAGGCAGGAACAAAAGATAGCGATAAGCTTCAGGAAAAGATTACAGCATATGAAACACAGGTAGCAACACTGCAGAAAGAACTTGATAATACAAGGCTTGAATCTGCTATCAAGGTTGCACTTATGGATGCAAAGACAGATGATGTCGGCTATATGGCATTCAAGCTTAAAGAAGGCGGATCACTGGAACTTGATGATGATGGAAATATTAAGGGGATTGATGAGAAGATTTCTAACTTAAAGACTCAGTTTCCAAGTCATTTTGATTCGGAAAATAATCCGGGACCAAGAGAGATTGATCCGAAACCGCTTCCAGAGGGTGATCACAATAATGATGTACAGCCGAAGAATCTGGCTGATGCGCTTCGTATGCAGTATGAAGAAAATGAAAAATAGAAAGGTTAAAATGGTGAAAGTCAATGGCACTTATGCTGAATGATATGAAAGAAGGCGTATCTGATAAGGTAGCCGAGAAGGTAGTAGATACTTTCTTAAGAGAATCAGAAATCTTACAGATGTTACCGTTTGATAATACAGTAAGTCCGCAGGGCGGATCTACACTCACATATAGCTATATGCAGAAACAGATTCCATCAACAGCTGCATTTCGTAAATTAAATGCGGAATATGCAGACAGTGAAGCAAAACTTGTAAAGAAATCAGCCGACTTGAAAATCTTTGGTGGAAAATTCAAAATGGATCGTGTCCTCAAACAGGCGGAAAACAAGTTTAACAATATGGCATTCCAGATGGAAGAGAAGATAGCAGCTGCAGTTTCCCTGTTCCATTACACACTAGTTAATGGAGATTCAACAACTCAGACAGATTCGTTTGATGGACTTGACAAGATGCTTGCAGGTACTACATCAGAATTTAATAGCAAAGCGGTTATTGATATCTCTGACATTACAAAAATGAAAGCAAACGCTGATCAGTTATATGAAGCATTACAGATTCTTATTCGTGAAACAGATGCAGATGCACTTCTGATGAATACCAACATGATTTCTAAAGTGCAGACAATGGCTCGTATACTGGGATATCGAACAGAAACAGAGGAAGCATTTGGAAAGAAGGTTACCTCATTAGATGGTGTTAGATTTATGGATTTAAAGAATCATTATACAGTAACTGGCGGAACAACTGTTACAGCAAATGCGTGCGTTAAGGACGGAATTTCCAGAACTTTATCTGATTCATCTGCGACTACAGGTCTGACAGACATCTATGCTGTTAAGTTTGATGTAAATGACGGATTCCATGCTGCTACTATTACAGGAAGCTCAGCTATCAGTCAGTACCTTCCAGACTTTAATCAGCCAGGAGCTGTAAAAGACGGCGAAGTAGAAATGGTTGCGGCAACAGTTCTGAAGAATACAAAACATGCGGGTGTTCTAAGAAATGTCAAGATTGCGTAATTGAAAGGAGAAACAGACATGGCAGGAAAGAAAAAAGAAGAATTAAAAACATACAAGGTTACGGTAAATGGAAATCCGGGATATTGCGGAGAAGGTGCCGGTGGTGCACAGTTCGCACACGGAGAAGCATTGATCACAAGTGAGCGCCTTGCTAAATGGTTTGGCGAACATGAAGGATATACTGTTACCGAAATCAAAACAGATTCGGATGATGGAACACCGGGAGAACAGTAGGAAGGCGGTGCAGTTATGATCCTGTCGGTAGAAAGGGCAAAATGGTTAATCGACTTTAAGGACTGGCCAATAGAGCGGATTGAACAGAAGCTAAAAGCAATCGAGCAAACCATCCGCTCTTATACGAACAACAACTTCCAGAATAGAAAGATTCGATCAGCAGGTGTTGTATCATCGTCGAAACTAAATGTAATAAATAAACTTTATGGATTGTCGATTGGAGATACAGTACAAATAACGGAAAGTATGTTCAATGACGGATTATATACAGTAAAAGGAATAGAAGAGAACGCGATTGTACTGGATAAAGAGTTAATCGATGAATGCTATGTACTGATCACAAAAGTAGAGTATCCAGATGATGTGATCGAGTGCTGTATTAATCTGTGCGAATGGGAAGTAAAGAACCGTGGAAAAGTCGGAATAAAGGCAGAAACATTGTCTCGCCATTCGGTTACATACTTTGATCAGGACGCATCCAATCAGATGAATGGCTACCCAGTAAGTCTGTTAGGCTGTCTGAAACCGTATAGAAAGGCAAGGTGTTGATTGTGTCTGATATTGGTGGAAACACAACAGCAATCTTACAGGTGCAGAGCGAAAATGGTGTTGATGAAATCGGCAATCCGGTAATTAGCTGGGAAGACGCAGGCTCCTATCCGGGATGGCTTGATTTAGTATCTGGAAACTCACCCGTCCAGAACTATAATGCCAAGATATCAGAGTCCAGTCATTACTATATTACTGATTATTATCGGGCGCTTGCCAATCAGGATCCTGAGGTGTGTAAAATGCTGATAGATGGAAAAATCTATGATGTACAGTGGATTGATGATCCGATGGGAATGCATGAACATCTGGAAATTTACTTGAAAGCTGTAGGAGGTGTTGGGAGTGGCACAGATTGAGTTTGAAGACAATACAGAACAGATCATTGAAGAAATGCAATTAAAGGCTATTGCATGGCTGGAAGAAGCTGGTGGAGAGATTAAGTCTCAGGCTGCTTCCAATTCCAGACGTGCAAGCGGAGAGACTGCGGGAAGCTTTCGGCATGAAGTAGATACCGAAAACATGGTGTGTGCTATCGGCTCAGATCTTGAAAATGCATTATGGGAAGAATTTGGTACTGGTGAATATGCATTGAATGGTGATGGCCGCTCCGGTGCTTGGTACGTGCCGGTTAAATCGTATACTGGAAAAAGGAAACCGACCTATAACGGAAAAGTAGTAATCGTGCACGGAAAAAACGGTGTGGATTTCTACAAGACCAATGGCAAGCGTGGAACAAGAGCATTGTTTAATGCGTTCAATTCGCTAAAAGGACCAGTACAGAATAAGGCACAAATGAATTTTAAGGATTTAGGTGATTAGTATGACGCAAGAGATATTAAGACACATGAATCTTAAATTAAAAGAATTGCTTCCATATCAGTTCTATGAATGGAGGACAAAAGCAGAATATCCCTACTGGATAGGGGAATATTCGGAAACTTCAGATACATCTGAGGATGGATCGGGCGAAGATGTAATGATGATAACAGGAACAACAAAAGGCAGCGTGATGGACCTTGAGAATGGAAAGGAAATGCTTCAAAAGGCATTTCCTACACTTTCAGGTTATCACGCTGTTCTTGATTCTGGAACACATATTATTGCGTATTACGACACTTCAACAATGATCCCGACAGATGGAAACGATATAAATAGGATACAGGTTAATTTAAAGATCAAAAGTTGGAAGGTGAACGAATAATGGCAAATGAATGGACAAATTGGAAAGAACATGGAATCACCAAAGATACACCAGATTCTATTCTGTTTGGTGCTGGAACAATCCATCAGGGATTAACGTTTTCTGGTGACAAATGGAATTTTGCAGAATCAATCATAGGAGCAACTAATGGTGGATCGAAAGTGTCTATGAAACCTGAAGTACAGGATATTGAAGTAGATGGAAAAATGATCAAAGCAAAGGGACTGATGATGAAGGTTGGAGAAACAGCAACAATGGAAATCAACTTTGCGGAGATCAGCCCGGAAATTATCAAGAAGGGCTTGATCGCCCAGGAAGGAAATTCGACAGCAACCGGATATAAAGTTATTGAAAGTAAACC